ATAATGCATTTTTAACGGCGGGAATTGCAAAAACATACGAAGAATTAGCGCACGACTTTGACAAACAAGAATATTTGAAATCACATCTTAAAAATTTAGAAGACATTTATAGCAACGTTATAAATGTTTTTTTTGATATTTTAAAAACAGAACCGCCGAATGAAGAACGACAAAAAATTATCCAATTTATAGAATTGCTACGTTCCGGTAGATATAACAAAGAATGGAATTATTATACAAGTGTATTAGAATATCTTGATAAATCGTGCAATTCTTTAGATGAACTTACAATCGTAAAAGTAAAAAAAATAGAAGAAGATAAACGTCCAATTGATTATGACCAATTAATTTCAGATGGGTATATTTTTAAAGTGGGTGATAATGAATATTATTATTGCACCATAGATAATCAACCCGTTCAACCAATTTTTGAGGAACGTGATTTTTATTGCAGGGTTTCTGATAACCCCACTTCAAACCAAAAACTCTGGCCATTAATATTCCCAAGAGACACACCAATAACATATTTGGATAATTATTTTTGGCAAAAAATGGTTGATATTAAATACGTCCCAGGATTAATTGACCCAAAAACAATTGCTCCATATGATCCTGACGTGTTTGAAGTAAGTGATGTTGAAGGCATTAATTCAACCGTAATGCAAAATATAAAACGTCTTCAAAGAATGCAAAATATTAATTTGGAGAACGTCGATTCAACGAATGCTCGCATTTTTTTAATGGACGGAATTAACAACTTTATCCAATATTTTAGAAGCGTAAATATTATATCAGACCCGTCAACAATTCGATTTGTTGAACAAGGAGGAAAATTTATCGGGTTATCTTTTTTTATTGGCGGAACACAATTTAAATTACACTATGGAGATACAACCATCCGTAATATTTCCAATTTTGTAAACGAGAATAATGGAATTGTCCCTTTAACGTTGACTGATACAGAACCTCAGATGTCTTGGATAAGAATACATTCGTTTGCCAAAATAATTTATGAAGGAATTCCGGAAGAAACTAAAAACGATATTTTTGAAACGTTGAGAGACGATACCGCGCAAAAATTGTTGACACACATTTTAATCTCATTAAAATCGTTTGGCGATTCTTTACAAGTTTATTACGCAAAACGATTGCAAGACTATATGAAACTAGAAGAGTTTGGATTACCATTATATATCAGCACAACGGATAAAAATGTTGGCGCAGAATCAATGTTTATACAGTCTCAAGTTTGTATTATTGGAACGGGAATTCGTCCACATGAGGAATTTTCTCAAAAATACCCCAAGTTTTTTACATTAGAGGGAACCAATAAAGAAGATGGTTCAAAAACAATTACCACAAACAAACCCACATTAGGACCCGAAAAAATAAAAGAAAGTATAAAAAAAACTTGTTTTGAACTTTTACCAAAATTTCCTTCGCCTGATGTTTCTATTCACGATATGTGTCACGCTTTAACTGAAACACCTTTATTTAATGATACTGGTATAGAACAATTAAACGCGTTGTTAGAAAATTATAACGCTTCAAAAAATTCAACAGAAGATGAATTTGAAAAAAAATCATTGTTAAAAATTGACGGGTTTTTAAAAAAAACAGCGCATGTTGTAAAATTATTTTTTGAAAACAACCAACCAGTTGAAGAAGGGTTAACAAATGGAAAAAATGTGTTATTTCAAAAATTAGAAACCATTAAAAATTTAATAAATGCGTCTGTATTTTCAAAAATCAAAAATGTCACGCCAAATACCTTAACGAAACAACTTCCAACATTAGAATTTTTCGAACAAAAATTACATTTATTTAAGTTTACAAACATTTGTGACGATGAATTAGTTGCTTATTCTTCTCAATATTTAAATCCATTTTTTTCAGGCGAAATAAACAGAGTTACTAACGACTATTTGGAATTTATGAGAAAAACAAGCGAACAAATCCATTCGTTATTAACTCGTTTTATGATGGTTGAAATTCCAACCGCAACTCGCGAATCAAAAAACAGAACTGCTTCAAAAGGTGTCGCTAACTTATTGGACAGGTTTCGCGAAGAAAAAGTTTCAGAATCAACAAAAATGTTAGGTCTTCAAAAAAAATTGGAAGCAACCATTATTAGCATTGAAGAACTAGAGAATGTTGATGAATCAATATCTCGTACAAAAAAACACATTGCAAAAATGAACAAATCTAAAAAAGAACTTGAAAAAATTAGGAGCGAAATTGGTAATGTGTCAAGAATGCAAACAAGTAAACACAAAGAAGGGATGGATTTAGAAAATGTTAAGAATAAAATAGTAGGAACAATACAACGTTTACGTGGTGGATTTAATGAAATAACTCAAAAACTTACTTTAAAGGGAGGAGGAAAACGATTAAAAAACAAAACACGAAATGTTCGGTTTACAAAAAAACCAAATTACAATAAATTACAAGAGACGATTCGAAAGACATTTCAAAAAAACAAAAAGCGCAATACTTATAAAAAATATAAAATAACTCGCGGAAACAATAGAAACCACGTAAAACACAAAAAAACACATCACAAACAAAGAAAACATTCAAGGAAAGGAAAGGAAATAATATAAACCTATACTAGTATTATTATGCATTTGGCGAAATTCGTCCATTCCACAACTGGTAAATATATCATGTCCGCTATTTTGGGATTCGGATTGGCTTCTCTCTTTAGAACAGTATGTAAAGACAAAAACTGTATTTTATTTTACGCTCCTCCGCTCGACGAAATTGAAGACAAAATTTACAAACATGATAATAAATGTTATAAATACGCCACCAAATCGGTTCGTTGCGACCCAAAGAAAAAAAGTGTAGGCGTTGAGTAGCGGTGCGTAATTCTATAAAATCATACTTCTATAATATTAGTAGTTATGTCTGTCGAAGTAAATTCCAATTCAAACGCTACAAGTATCCATGACTTGCCAATCGACCCATTAGTTGGAGGCAATAGCAATATTGCACTGAATGTAAGCGAAAAAACGCAAGGACAAAGTATTTCTTTAGACCCGTCTACTATAAGTCAAATCGTATCTGGACTTCAACAGGCGAGTAGTAGTGGCGCGACCAGTTTACCTTCGCGAGATATTCCGCAAACTACGCAAAATTTAGCGCAAGACCCTCAAATCATACCTACTTTTATTCCATCAACATCCAACTCGGATTATATTTTACAACAAGAACAGAATAGTCAAATTATTGATGATTATAATCGTCAGTATCAACATGCAAATTCATTAGACCAAATGTATGACGAGTTACAAATACCCATCTTGATTGGTGTTATTTATTTCTTATTTCAGTTGCCTATTTTCAAAACGTATTTATTCAAGTTTGCTCCTGCGTTATTTATGAAAGATGGTAATATCAATATTTATGGTTATATTTTCACAAGTATCTTGTTTGCGCTGACTTATTTTTTACTGTCAAAGACAGTCAACTTTAGCCACTTTTAAAAAAAGTGGCGCAAAATCCTTCAAAGTTGCAGTTACTAAAACAGCAAAGGTCGCCGGTGTTCTATAAATGGGATTTTAGCGAATCATAAGAAATTTTAAAATGAAGTTCAAAATATAAATACGACTTATCGAGTGTGACTTAGACTTATTTACCCCCATTCAATTATCAGGAGGGGTCGCAGGGGAACCTTGGTTCCCTGCTAAACTATAAAATATTTGTATATTTTATGGTTGTTAAATCGATACCTAACCAAACCTCCGGCGTATTTATTTATAGTATTGTTACAAGTATCATATGTATTTATCTCATTATTCGTGCGGATAAATATTTGATTTCTCTCAAAGGTTGTGACTGCGTTCAATCGAATAACTTAGACACAATTATTACTATGGAAAAGGTGATTATTGCGTTAATGTCAATTGGTGTATTGTCGAACGTTTACTTCCTTTTTACTCATAACCACATTGGAAAAAATATTCATGTAGCCAAGTATTTCATTCTTATTTACGCGATTTTGATTTTTTCCTTTTACACCTATTTCATTTATAATGTGTTCGAGTTTCAACGAAACATTAAGAACAATTGCGAATGTGCGTTGAAATGGCAGCGTTATATTTTATATGGACAGGCGTTCGTTTATTCTTCTATTTTTCTTCTTCCTTTAGTGGCGTTGTTTTACTTTTAGTCCATCCACTTTTCTAGTGAAACAGTCAAAGTGGAGCAAAAGTAAGTATTTGTTTAAAATGATAATTGAAATTATTAAAAAAAATATTTGTATAATTTATAATAATATGAATGATTGCTTTAAACCTGTAATAAATTTTATAGGAACGACTAGGGCAAATGCCGACGCAATTTATGGAAGAATTTATGGGTTAATAACTACTATGGGCAATGGTGTAGAAATTAGAAGAGAACAAAAACAAGAACTTGAAACATTGTATAATAACATTAATGGAGAATATGATACATATGAAAATTTAAGCGAGTTTATAGAATCTAATAAACTATCAGATTCTATTATAAAAATTTTTAATTTAGAACTTAGTCAAATGGGTAGGCCACCTTCTGAATTATTACCCGAAATTTCAATCCCAAGAGCCACCGTATTTTTACACGAGTTATTAACAAGTGATCATCCTAATATGACACCTGATAATTACGACGAGGTTGAAGCAAGAAAACGATTTAATGAAACAGAAGAAGAAACTAACGAACGTTTGCGGAGTGAGATACCGAATAATGAAGACAATGGTTGGCGGGTTGGTGGTAGACGTCACAAAAGGTCTAAAAAATCCAGAAAATCCAAAAAATCAAAAAGGTCTAGAAAATCTAAAAGGTCGAAAAAGTCAAGAAGACGATAGACTTTTACATTTTCTATAAAAATAATCCCTCCACATAATTCATCGCAAAACACCCCTTATGAAAATATTGTTGTCCTTCATCCACATAGTCTGTTTTTCCATCCTCCACCGCTATCATCGGATATAAAATAGAACGATGTCCTTCTTTTGTAATACAATTATCCGAGTTGAAACAACGAAGAGTTGTATTCGTCAAACTTTCTTCCGCATAAGGCGGTGCGTATTTTTCAAGTAAGTATTTCGCGTGGTATCTTGGTATCATATACATTTGGGCGCCCCAAATATGTTCTGGGTAATTATGATACTTAAAGGGGAAATCTTTCACGTGATTGTCTATTTTTTCTTCAAACCCAGGGAATGCTTGAATGATTTGGTTGGTAAGATAACCCATCAACAAAATATCCAACTTCATTTCTCTCGTATCTTGAACAAGTTGGGGTAAATATGTTAAGAAATCTTTTCGAATCAAAATATCGTCTTCACAAAATATTCCATATTCTTTGTCGGTTTCTTCATAAAACATGCGAATCATGTCCAAGTGACCATAGGTGTACGACCAAATTCTTTTGGCGGCGCCAGCGTTCAATAATCTCTCATCCTCATGATTTACACCTTCGTAAAACGTGACATGATCCTCTAGACCTAATTGTTGAAATCGTTGGATCATTGCCTGTTTTCTCTCTTCATTCTGAAATGAGAGACAATAGATAGCGCAGTTTTCAACCATACATTCCACTTTTAGAAAAAGTGGAGCAAAAAAACGAGATCATCCACTTTTAGAAAAAGTGGAGCAAAATCCGGAATCAACTCGTTTGTCATTCAATTCAACGCTGAATAACAGCATTATCCACCGGAAACCCAGGGAAATTATAACAGTTTTTATTCAAGAAATCTTATCATGGGAAAAGGTAAGGAATTAGAATTCCCCGAAGGGCGGGGAGGGGGCAAGGGGGAACCGTGGGTTCCCCCTACTGGATAAAATCACCGATTAAAAATATAGTAAATCAATAACTAATCTTTGTTGATTTTCTATGATTGAACAATATGTTAATAAACTTGTGAATGATGTTCCATTGTTAAATGGAGAGAAACCACAGAAAATAGATTTGATTTTAGACGGAGGGATTTTCAACGGTAGTTATTTATTCGGTGGTTTACAATTTTTGAAAGCACTTGAAAAACGAAATCATATTCAAGTGGATAATATTTCTTGTTGTAGCATTGGTGTTATTTGTGCGTTGCTTTATTTAGCAGATGCTCTTGACGTGGCAGAAGAGTTATATAACATTATTATGATTTCATTCAAAGAAAATTATAAACTCGATGATGCATTTGAAAAAACAGTACAACAATTGAAGTTACGTTTACCTTCCAATATTTGCGACATAATAAACCGTCGTCTTTACATTTCTTATCATGATGTTACAAAACGCAAAAAAATAGTCAAATATGTTTATAAGTCTCTTGACGATTTGTTTTTGGCAGTTCGCAAGTCTTGTTTTGTCCCCTTTTTTATAGATGGTAATATGTTGTATAAGGGAAAATATTATGACGGCATTTACCCTTATATTTTTCCTCCATCCTCCGACAAAAAAAGACTACACCTCAACTTGCTTGGACTGGATAAATTAAAATACGTTTTTTGCGTAAAAAATGAAACAACCAATATACACCGTATGTTAGCGGGGTTATTGGACGTTCATCTTTTTTTCATTAAACAAACTTCTACGCAAATGTGTTCCTATATTCAACCTTATTCCTTTTTTGATTTTGGTTATTACTTGATGCGATATTTTATTGAGAAATTTATTTTGGTGTTTTTTGTTTTTTTTCGGTGGTTTTCTGAAATTGTTCCTCCTGACATTGTTTCCAAAGATTCCATTTTCTTTAAGTTGTTTGTTAAAATCATTCAAGATGTTTATGTTATTCTTTTGGAAAATATATGTTTTTAGGGGAACCTAGGTTCCCTGCTATTTTTGCTCCACTTTTTCTAAAAGTTGACGATAATGGTTTTCTCAAATTCCTCCCGTGTTTCTTCGTTAGTTACACACAATGACGTCAACTCCGTACGGCAAACTGGGCAACCTGACAAAATTGTTTTGTCTTTGATAGAATCCAAATGAGAAGTCATACAGTCCAAACAAAACGCATGCTTACAATTGGTTTGTACACATTTCGTTTCACAACATTCATCGTAACAAATTGGGCATTCTACCGTTGTTGGTTCACCGTCGCTTTCTTTACATACAATTTTTATTCTTTTTATGTGCGCGCGAGTTCGTTCAATTACTTGATTGGTCAATCCCTCGCGATACCGACTAATTCTATCTCTTAATGCTGACAAGTCCCGCCCTCTTTCTTCAAACAAAGAATACTCTAGACGAAACGCGTTTTCCATACTATTCAAAGTTTCTTGGCTGTATTCTTGTACTGTCGCTGTTGTCGCTTGTGCTCTTGCGACGGTCGCTGCTGCTCTAGCATTTCTCGCTGAAATTCTAGCCTCTTCTGACGCTATCATACGACGTCTTATTCCCTCTAATTCTCGTTGTCGAATTCTTTCACTTTCAAGTCTTTCTTGAAGGGCGATGGTTTCACTCGTGTTCACATTCGCACTGATAGTATTCACCAGTTGTATTGTTTCTTCAAGAGTTAAGTTAAGTGTTTGTACTGGGACTGTGCTTCTGAACACAGACATCGAACTCATTCGCGATACCGCGGTAGTCGTTCTTTGTATTATATCTAACATTCTCAAATATTCCAAGTTACCTGGGTTTTGGAGAATCGTTTCCTCCAAACGAACTCGCCCTGCTCTCAGTCTCTCAAGAAACTGGGCGTAAGGGGGTGCGTCTCGTAGCATTGGTCTGTATCCAGACGCAATTAACACTGGACATCGTGAAGTGTGATTCACTTGATTGCAACTTGCGCATGGTTGTCGTTCTTGCATTTTTCGAAATTTATTTCACTTAGTTCTTTTACTTGAATGTGATTTTAAATAACTAAAAATCACATTTAATCAATTTTTTTTCTACATAACATTTATTTGGGTTGAGAAGTTAGAACTGCGTTATCAAAAAAATAGTCCTCCCCGACCACGTCTCACTTTCCTTGTCTTTGCGCGTTTTGTTGGTTTAGACATATTTTTATAACTCTTGTTTTTGGTTGTTTTTGTTGGTTTGGTTCTTTTACTAGAACTAGAACTAGAACTAGAATTTTTTTCCATTATTTTGTCAGCAGGACGGTAACGCAAAAAATATTCTTCGTATTCTCTCGTTTTCGTTTTTCCCTTCAATTGCTGATACTTCTCGGCCTTTTTGGCGCGTATCTCTTCGAACGTTTCTTGGTGACCATAACATTTTAAACTAAATCGTTTCAAAAGACCTTTTTGTTTCAAGCGATTTTCTTGTTGAACTTGAAATAGATATTGAGACATACACAAGATTCTATCCTTGTCATAATAAGGTCGATTCGCGTATAAAAAGGCCAAGTAAAAACTCAACATGGTATCTATGGTTGCTATATTTATCTCTTGACCATACATTTTAATAACGTTATAACTATGACACGCAATTGGTTTATAAATAAACGCAACTGTTTCTTCTCCAACCAATAACTCAATATGTGGTGCGATTATCTCTCCAATTGCGGGTTTCTCTTTCAACTTTACACCTTTTACACCATTTGATAGTAGTCTTTCCTTCACAATTTGCGCGGTATCATGTGGTTCTTCTGATAAAACATCAAAATCTGGAATATTTTGAAGTTGCTTTCGCAAATGTTTTGGCATATACATCGAATATAGAGAGATTGCGTAACCTCCAAAAAACACCACTCCCTGACTAATAAATGTGTCTTTCACCGTTTCGTAAATAAGTTTTTTATCTTCTATTGTGGTTGTTTCATTTTCAATGTCTCGTTGAAAATTGATAGAACTACACTGTTTGGCGGTTAATGGATAATTTTTATTCAATAACGTGAGACGTTTCAATACCTTTTCCCAACGACTAACATCACCGGCAGGTCTTGATAACTCTAAATACATCGCCATTCTTAAAAAATTCGGGGGAGCGTAAAGTATACCACTTATTTGAACTGCTTCTTTTTTGATTGAATTAAAAATGTCTTTTTGTAAATATGTTATATCCGCTACGGGGATAAAATTCACAAATACTTTATAGGTCCCTTCGTGCATTCCATTTTTTCCTTCTACTTCCACAAAGCCATTTTTTACATAAATGTCACACAGTTCTTTTGCGTCTTCTAGTGCACTTGGTGAATAAAAATCGTAGTCACTTAATTCGGTTTCTTTATTATAAAATTGGTCTTGTTTCGGTAAGATATTGTTGATGGCGGTTCCACCATAACATATTCGTTGTTTTAAACGAATGAAATTTTCCACAATTTGAATGAGTTTTTTAACTTCAGGTGAATTCACTACCTTTTTTCCAACATTTTCTTCTGCCTTATCTACAAACATTCTTAATATGGCTAATTCACATTCTTGAAATGACATAGAATTATCACACGCATCCTTTTTCCTCATATATATTGTATAGTTTTTATTCCACTTTTGAAAAAGTGGAGCAAAACGTTATCTTTCTCTCAACTAGGTTTCTCTCAATTAAGTAAACAATATTTACAAAATCATTGGCATAGTTTATTTTTTCTAGAAATAGCGAGTAATATAAGAAAACAAATTTAATTAGATATTAAAATTATAATAGTCCGAAGAAACCGTTCGTGTTTTAAACGAAAGTGCTGGGTTGGCAGGTGGCGGTGTCGGTATTGTCACTGGAATAAACCGCAATCTCTCTGGTTTCAATACAAACGCATACCCATTCTTATCAAAAAAGGAAATAGTCTCTTGAATATTCGCGTCGAAATTTTGATATCGCATCGCAATCATTTGACATCCCGTCTCTCTACATACAACACCATTCGGGTTTTCTGGGTTAGACCCCGCATCAGGTAGTGCAATTGTCATATTCTTCTTATTATACTCTTGTAACTCTGTCAAATCTGGTGTAAACTTTACATCATAATATGGTAACGCTCTCATGAACATGGATGCACTCGTCATATTCACATATTCATAAAACTCTTTAACGTCCATATATGTCGTATTCAGTCTCTCAACAATAATTATTATTTTTCCCGCCAAGTCTTGTAATTTTGCATCACCTAAATTATGTCCTTGATTTTCAAAACTATATTCGGGTCCAAGAAGAAACCCATCATAGGATTCCAAAATTTTGGCGAAGTTTTTATACATAGACTGATTTGTACTTTTAATACGTAAGTGTATCAAAATAGGGTCTTTCGGGTTTGGTGCGGTTGTTCCTGTAAATGCGTAATTTGTAATCACCGAAAGTGCGTCGGCAAATGGAACACTGTTATAGGTCTCCTTTACATAATCACTTTCTACAGTAGATGTGGCAATGGTTGGTTGGTCGCCCATAGAATAAATTTCAAAATCCAGACCTCTCACACCTTGTTTTATAAGATCTTTCAATACACAAGTATTCACGAAATCATTTTTATATGACCCGCCACTACAACAGTTATACGCCGTCTTAATATAATAATCCTTCAATGTATATTTACAGTTAGGGTCGGAAAAGTTGAGAGAAATAATATATTTATCCATGGTTGAATATAAACTATCCATCAAAGAACACTCTCTTGCGTTCAATCTCAACATATACCATAAATAAACTCCGGCAGCAATAACAATTACAATAGTAATGACAAACAATGCGTTCCCCACAAATTCATCATTCATTTGTTTGGTTAAATTTTTTATCATGTCTGTTGTGGTTGATGAACTATCCATTTACTATATTATATTGATTTTTTATCTATCGGGTTAGTTTCTCAACCCTCTAAAAACAAGTTAAAGATAAAACACAAATATAATATATCGTTATTTTTATAGATATGCCAGGTGGTTTGATGAATTTAGTCTCCCAAGGGCAACAAAATATAATTTTGAATGGAAATCCTTCAAAAACTTTTTTCAAGTCTACATATGCCAAATATACCAACTTTGGTCTTCAAAAATTTCGCGTCGATTTTGAGGGATCCAAAACATTGCGTCTGTCTGAAAGTTCCTATTTTACATTTAAAATTCCTAGATACGCCGATTTATTAATGGATTGTTATCTTTCCGTAGAACTCCCCAATATTTGGAGTCCAATTACGCCACCTACTGATGATAACAATGGTCAATGGATTCCTTACGAATTCAAGTGGATTGAATATCTTGGTGCACAAATGATACAGAAAATAGAAATCACATGCGGTGGTCAATTGTTGCAAGAATTTTCAGGGGCGTACTTGATTGCCATGGTGACGCGTGATTTTAGTGGTCAAAAACGTGAATTGTTCAATTCTATGATTGGGAATGTTCCTGAACTGAATGACCCCGCCAACGCAGGTGCTCGCGTAAACGCTTATCCCAATGCGTTTTATACGGAAAACAATGCGGGTGCCGAACCTTCTATCCGTGGTCGTGTTCTTTATATTCCATTGAATGCTTGGTTCAACTTGAAAAGTCAAATGGCGTTTCCACTGGCAGCGCTACAATACAACGAACTTCATATTAATATTACCATGAGACCAATACAAGAGTTGTTTCAGATTCGTGATGTGTTTGATAGTTTGAATAACTACCCTTATGTTGCCCCGAATTTCAACTTGTATTATATGCAGTTTTATCGTTTTTTACAAACACCTCCTGATGTGGAATTGGGGGTTACATCATACACAGACACTCGTGTTTTATGGAATGCTGATATTCATCTAATTTGCACCTATGGATTTCTCTCAAATGAAGAACAACGTATTTTTGCTTTACAAGAACAGAAATATTTGTTTAAACAAGTGAGAGAAAGGGATTATTATAATATTACGGGGGCGAATAAGATTGAACTCGATTCCATTGGTATGACTGCCAATTACATGTTTTATATGCAGAGGAGTGATGCGAATCTACGCAATGAGTGGACGAATTATACAAATTGGCCATATCGTTATATTCCCAATGATTTGATACAAGCACCCACCGATGGTTCTTATCAAGTGACTCGTTCCGGGATTTCTGTGCCTGTAGGTCCTGGAGTGAACGCCGACGGAAAATTGACGGGTTGGATGATAACTGGGAACTATAACGCTGAAAACGCCAAGACGATTTTAGTAAACATGGGAATATTGTTGGATGGAACTTATCGAGAGAACCAACAACCTGTGGGTGTATATAATTATATTGAAAAATATGGGCGGACAGATGGCTACGCTTTGGATGGACTCTATTTGTATAACTTTTGTTTAAATACTTCGCCGTTTGATTTACAACCTAGCGGTGGAATTAATATGAGTCGGTTCACAACAATCGAATTTGAATTGAATACCATTGTTCCTGCGTTAGATCCGAACGCACAGTCTTTGGCGATTTGTGATCCCCAAACAGGTCAAATTATTGGAATCAATAAACCAACATGGCGAATTTACGATTATAATTTCAACATGCATTTGTTTGAAGAGAGAATTAACATGGTTTGTTTTATTGGTGGAAACTGTGGATTGGTTTATGCAACTTAGATTCTTTGCTTTTTACACTTTTTCTTTTCAAATGGCAGATTTTTATAGGGGGAACCCCCGGTTCCCCAATTGCGCGAAGCGCAATAAGGTTGAGGTCGCGTTGCGACCTCCGACCCCTTGCCCCCTCCCCGCCCTTCGGGGAATTCTAATT